GAACCGTAGTGCTTGGGAACTGACCTGGTCCTGCAGCTGGTGTGTTTTCAACAACCATATCCCATCCACTCATTACATCTGTAAAGTCTCCAATGTCTTCATCCTCTGCTAAAGCAAGTAATGCTTTGTAGATGTTTACTCCGAATGACCAAAGACGAACTCCTTTTTCTTCTTCTCCTCTTACAACAACAGGAGCAAAGAATCTAGATTTAGGAGATAACTTTCCAGACAAAGACCAATTATCTTTATCGGATGTTTTTCTCAATTCTTTTACGAATTCTTCAATTGGATCTTGTTTTCCGTAATTGGAAAGGGACATCATAGGAAATTTGCCTATGTTGTAATGTAGTTTCAACTCTGTGAAAGGATCCGAAGCATTGAATGCCGAAGGAACGATTCGAATTGTTGATTTACCATTTGCCGGTCTCCAATAGATCTTCTCAAAGTCTACTTTCTCACGGTCTTGATTTCCACCACTGTTAAGAGCGGCTAACTTGCTTTTGATAGCATTTAAGTCCATAATGTAACTGATTTAATTAAAACTTTTATTTATATAATATACGAAATATTCTTCAGTAAAGCAACTATTGTTGCGTTATTTATATTTTGATACCCTTATTGAATACCTATACGTAAGCATTGCTGGACTGGGTGGTCTAGTTATTTTTGATGCAGGTATGCCTTGTTCTTTTAGTTTCTCTGCAGCCTCGTCTCTGTCAGATTTTTCCTTAAAATACATAACAAGATGGCCATTTATAGTTTCAGCAGCTTTTGCACCTATCTTACTTGGGTCTTTTATGTACATGTTTTTTACCTCTTCAAAAGGTTTTGTTTCTGCTGCTTCTTCGTTTACCATTTTTGAATTAGTAGTTAATTTGTTTTCTACTAAGAATTTTTTTAAATTAAAATTTTCCATTTGTTTATAGTTCTATGATACGAAATAATTTTGTGTTGACTCTCTTTAGCTCATTCCCTTTTGTAAGTAGGATGCAGTTTTGATAGTCACTCCACTCTACTTTGAAGTTTGTATCCAATACCCCTCCATTCAGAGACTCAATAAGTCTATTAAGAGAATTGATTGTGTATAGAGTGTTTGATTCTTTTTTTCTATGAACTAGAATGGTATTATCTAAAAAATTAGATACGTTTCCAAATTCTACGTTATAGGTACAAATATATTCGTCTTGGCTCTTTGAATAAAGAACAAATATTTTATTGTATATGATTTTATATTTAGTCTGGATTGTAGTTAGCAATCCATCTAAGTTACTTTCTGTTGAGAAGGTACAAAATAATTTATTTGACATTCCTGTATCTTTGTAATCGTATTCGATATCGTAATCGAATTCTGGTGTGTATGTAATGCTTTGAGTCATTAATAAATAGGATTTTGTTTTACAAAACTAAGTTGGTACTGTATTTGAATTTGATTGGGTACTTCTGTCCCTGGTTCATTATCTGTTCTAACGATTCTAACGTGTCTTTTCCGTCTTCTTTGTCAAAATCGAACACAAATGCATCGTACGTATAAAGCGCTAGCTTGGTTTTCTTTTTTTGAAGAAACATTAGCACATCCTTTAAGATAGTGATATTTCTTGAAGTTTCCAAGCTCTGCATCATATAATTCATAAGTTTCTGCGGATGCATGTCTGGAAGCTGTTGTGTGAACCTTTTTCCTGAGATTGGATCTTCTACGTAGCCTTGTTCCTGGAATTGTTTCCATAGCTTATCTATATATGTTTGTATTTTGTCAAACACCTCAAGAAAGTCATACTCTGGTGGAATTTTCCCATAAATTGCATGGAAATTAATTTGTTTGGCTTTTGCATACTCATCCTCAGCTATTTCATCCTTTCCAAAGTAAAGTCTTGCCAATTGAACGTGAGCTGACTCTTGTGTTAGTTCATATCCAATTTGTTCACATAAAAGACGTAAATGGTATCCATCAAAATCCATTTCTACAAATACATCGTTCTGAGGTATGATTGCTTTTCTAAACTCAGGTGCTTTAGGTATTGCTGCAAAATTTACAGAGTTGAAAGCATTTGTAGGACGAGAAGTTGTATTATATAAATTGTAAGAAGTATATGCAATATTATCTTCAATATTATATACAGGATTGTTTGGTTTAAATAATTCTATGAATGATTGGTATGTAATTCTTAATCCACATCTTTCAATCATAAAGAAAACCAAAGTTGCAGTTTTATTATAGAACTCAAAACCATTTGGTATTGTATATTGCAATATCGAATTTATACTATTATAATTTTGTTCACACTTTTCAAATAACTTTGCTATAGGAATAATTGCATTTATTTCTTTAAACTCTTGGAAACGATTGTAATACCAATTACAAGTTGAGTTTGATCTTGGAAGTTCAAGCCTATTGTAATTTGTCATTGAATATAGTAAGCTGATGTCTGTAACTGACGGTAATATAAAGTGGTATAGCAGTTCTTTTTTATCTAATGTAAAAAGAGTGGTGTAGTGCTTTAAGATGTCGTAGACACAATCTTTACTCAAGTTTAATCCCTCATCATGGGTTATGGGAAGAATATATCCCTCATGATAGTCTAACGGTCTTAGATAAACCGCTACTGTGGTTGTGAGAAGTGGATGATAGTTATCATTTGAAGAAATGACTTCTACGTATCCCCCTTTCCTACCTAAATTCTTTAGCAATTGTATTTGCTCGTCCGTCTCGATAATATAAAACATTTCTTATAACCTTTAGTTTAAATATACGAAAAAAGGCTTACGTGTGCAAGCCTTGTTGTGTTTTATTTTATTTTTATTTATTTTCTCAAATCGAAATTTGCTTTCCTATCATTTTCTAATTGAGTGTTTTTATCTAGTTCGGTAAACGTCTCTGATGTTAGTTGTGGTTTTTCTGCAGCTGCTGGATCTTCTACTAGGTATTTGTAATCTGTTATGAAAGTTGATATTCCTTTCATTTGGGATTCTAGTGCCTGTATTGTTTTTTTGTTTTTGGATTCAGCTCCTTCGTATGGATACTTTCCAAACATCATATCTTCAGCTGGTCCTTTTATAATCCAGTCTACTTGTGCAAAGTTTGTATTTACTAGATCTTTTTGAGCTTGTAGATAGGTTGGTTTATCTACTTCTGTTATTTTATTATTATTTTTATCTTGAATAAAGTATCTTTTTAATACTCCGTTCTCTCTTTCTGATGATGTTGCTATTTTTTTAAAAAAGCCACCTAGAGAGCCTGCTAATAGAGGAGCTATTATTGCTTTAAGATTTAGACTAGACACCACCTTCTCTAACTCTATTCCTGTATCCATGGGAGATTTTCCACTAAAGTATCTTTTGTCTGAGGTTTCTACAAAAAGTCCTTTGTACAAATCTCTAGTATCCTTAACAACAAACTCTCCAGTTTTTGCAAATTTAGCTTTTGAGTACTTTGTTTCTGGGTAGTATTCCTTTTTCATGTTCTCTATTTTTTATACATACTTTTTTACTGCTTCGATATACACCTTGTAAATATCTGCTGGGGTTAGTCCTCCTGATTGGTTACTATACTTGGAGTCACCTCTACTATTCACTAGGCTTGCCCATACTGCATAATTGTTATTTAAAAAAGTAAGAAATCCTGCATTACTATTAACATCTATCCTATTACTGTTTATTTGTGCTTTAGCTAATTCGTAACTACTTTTGGCAGCTTGTTTTGCTTGTACAAGTTTCCACCCTACTAGATCTTGATTTGCCTTACTAAAAGTAAGATCACCCTTTCCTTTCCAAGTATCTTTTAAAAATTGATATCTTCCTGCAGCTGTGCTAGAATTGCCAATAGATGCAATTTGTATTGCTTTTTTTGGATGGCCTTTTATATAGCTCTCTGTCCAGTCTGGTATTTTTCCAAATCCAACAAGAAGGTCATATCCATTATTTGATGTAGAGGCTGCAGTTCCTTCGGTGTATGCTATTGTATCTAGAATTGGTTTTGCTTCTGGTGGTACATTGTTGCTTACTTTTCCGAAAGATGCGATTTTTTTTGCAGAGGTTGCATGGGTTATTCCTGCTTTTCTGTTAGCTATAGCTCTCATAGTTGGCTGCCCTGCTGCTTGTTTTTCTGCTTCTGATGGAGTGCTTATATTGTAGAACTGTGTTGCTACTGAGGTTTCCCATCTATTTTTTGAATCTATGCTATGTTCGATTCCTGTTATAATGTATCCAAACTTATCTTGATACTTGCTTGGAAGTATTCCTGCTCCTACCTTAAAGGCTTGTCCTATTATAAAACCACCTATTCCATCTAACTTAAATGAAAGTTCTATAGGAACAATTCCAGGTACTGAGTATCCCTGCTGTGTTCTATATTTTTTTACAACATTAGCAATAGTCCATTATGCATGTAGAGTCTTTATTGACTCCATATCCTCTTCATCATACCCATCAGTGCTATTCAAATCAGCAAAAACATCAATTACCGTATCTATCCAATCACTGGTTCTTTCAGCTAATTCTCTTTTTGCAGTTTGAGCAGCTTCGGCTTTATCTTCTAACTCTTGTGGAGTCTCTCCTTTATCTATTGTTGTCTTTATTGGTTTTACCCTATCAATAACTCCTACATTCCAGTTTATTATATTATCTACATTATCTGTAGTTCCTGCCGATCCTCCTTGTGCCGCAATAGATATTTGAGATCCTATCTCATTTGAGATTTTACTAGCAATACCCACATCTGTAAAAACGCTATCTATTCCTGCTAAAGTAAGAACTGGTAGGTCTGGTGATGTTTCTGGTGTGTTGTTTCTGTCTATTACATACCAAGTACCTCCATTATCCTCATCATCGTATGCTAGTCCTAAATCATTGATCCCACCAAGAGCTGTATTAATATCTTCTAGGATTATTTCTGTAACATCATGCATACTTTTATTTATCTTTCCACTTTCATCTAAAGCATTGTCTAGTGTTTTTTTTAAGTATGGAAGGGATATGTATATATTAAGTACGTCGTTTTCATCTCCTGGAGGTTTTATTCCTGTTTGTATATTGTCTATTTGTAGTGTTTTTCCATTTTCAAATTGAGCAGCATACAGAAGTGCACAAAGTGTTGGTGCTATGGAAAAATGCTCAGGACTTGTGAGGAACTTACTCGACTTTCCGTAGTCTGTATTAAATTGGGTAAGTGTTCTGCCACAGGTTCCCTGTCCCTTTGACGTATCTACTGGTGTTATTAGTGTATTAAATATATCGAAAAATAGTCGAAGAGATATAAATATTGTTGGTGCCTCCTTATCCCAATACCAATGGTCTATTTGAAATCTTTGATAATATGCTCGATGATCAGGTAGTAAATTTATACCTAAGTCACCTAGAGCTCTTTTTATAGTTGGGGTGCCAAAACTCTCATTAGCTATAGGTGCTAGTAGGCTGATTACAGCATGGTAGATGCTTTTACGTTGCTCTTTTCCTGTGTCTGTGTTTATTGGATCAAATAAGGTAAGGTCGCTAACTCTTTGTGCTGGATCAAATCTTAATTGCATTGATTCTAAAATTTCTCCTGTAGATATTATTGAAACACTGGAGTCATATCCTCCATCGGGTGTATAGCTCCATGAAAAGTTTTTAATATAACCAATCATTCCTTCGTAGTTATTATCTGTAGCTTTTCTTATTGCAGCAATTTCACTTGTTAATTGGCACATTGATATATTTGAGTTGAAAAATTCAGTACCTATTGTCTCAATGTCTTTCTGAAGTGTCCCACTATTATTAATGTACATAGAATGTCCCCACTCTAATAGGACTGTATATCCTGGTCGAAGATACAATTCTTCCATTAATTCAAAATCTTCTAAGGTCCAGCACATGAACTTTACTTCTGCTTCTCTTAGCGTACCATATGTATTTTTTGACTTTACATTCATAGAAGTAATACCAGGCATTGGTCTTATTCCTGTACTATCCATTCTATTGTTATAGGCTGCATTTTGATTATACACTCCTGTAGTATCAATTCCTTTTCGTAATCCTCTATCTGGTGCTAGTACTCCTCCAAGAAGTATGTTAGTTCCTGCTTTTGTATTATCTCCTAAGATTCCCTTAATGCCCGGATATACGTTTAGTTTTGCCTGTTCCTCTAATGTAATTGTATTTACCGAGGAGGATAGTTTTATCCAACCGGTTTTTGAATTCATGTACAACAAATCTTCACTTGTTCTTCCAACTTTTTTTTGAATAACTTTTTGCCTAGCTGTAATTTGTTCAGCTACTGAAGGTGTAACTGGTGATCCTATTCCTCCTGCCATTACCTTGTTTTGTTAACTTGTCTGAATAACTGTAAAGCTCCTTGTATGTCTGTTGGTATTCTCAACTGTACTCCTGGCTCTACAATTAAAGATTCTCTTTCTGAATTGTTGGCTGCTGCTATGATCCACCATAGAGTGTGGTCGCTGTAGAACTGTTGTGCTAAAGTATCATACCTATCTCCTCCTGTAGAGATCACGTAGTAGTCCTGGTCAGATAAAGGGATTTCCGGATAGATAGTATTTGTTATATACTCTATCCCGTCTGTAGTTCTTAGTCTTGCTATGTCTCTATATCTGTTTGCCATTTATACTTATTTTAAACGCGCCCAAAAGCTGTAGCAGTGTAGCTATCGTAGCTGTTCTTTTTTGCATCTTCTTTTGCTTTTTCGTTTGCTTTTTCGTTTGCTGCTCTTTCGTTTGCTGCTTTTGCATACACCGCATTAGCTCTTGCTTGATCTGCTGCTGCACCTGCTGCTGCATTAGTAGTGTAGCCTGTTGGTTTTTTACTTCCTTCTCCATCCTTAAAGAAAGGATTTTCTTCTTTACTTGTAAAGTAGTGGTGCAGTCCTGTTTGAGGTGCAAAGTTATGAATTGGTTTAAATGATATTGTACACTTTAACATCATTGGTAGGTTCTGTACATCGGTCTCGTCACTACTCATTACTATTTCCCAAGGAATGCTACTATCCACACTATATTTTACAGAAGTTAATACTCCTGGTATTTGACTAAAATACGAACCAAT